TGCTGAATGTAATTGACTTACACCATCAATATTGATAAGTGTGTAATCTTCTGATGCGGGGCTATCAGTTAATGTGAATACTGTTTGAACACCGTTACCGGTGAAGGTATCAAGTACTATGTTAGAGCCAGTTTGTGATGCCCAACTTAAATTACCAGTACCGTCAGTAGTTAACACATATCCATTACTACCACCGGTAATGTGTAGGTTAGTAACTGCACCCAATGATACGTTACTACCATTTAATGCTACGTTACCTGTTATGTTTGCTGTACCGTTGATGTTAGCACCAGTGCCGGTAATAGTCATTACATTAGCATTACCAACTGCACTAAAGGTTATGTTACCATTTGCTGTAGCAATGTTTACATTACTATTGCCATTACTGATATTAGATATGGCTCCACCGGCAGATTGAGCTACCCAACTTAAATTACCAGAACCATCAGTACTTAATACATACGCATTTGTGCCACCGGAGATGTGTAGATTAGACACAGCACCTAGTGTTACATTAGAAGTATTTGTAAAGTTTACTATTCCGTTACTAGTTAATCCGGTTAGTGTACCAACACTTGTTAAACTACTAGTAACAATACCAGTAGCAAGAGTTGTACCAGTTAAATTAGCGGCATTTGCAGTAATTGCTACGTTGGCGGCCGCAGATAATTGACCTTGACTATTAACAGTAAATGTTGCTACCGAGTCACCATTACCATAACTACCGGCTGTTACAGTAGTATTAGTAATGCTGAATACACTACCAGTTAGTGTTAATCCAGTGCCAGCTGTATATGTACCTGCACCAGAGAACTGAGTAAATTCTATGTTATTACCAACAGTACCAATAGCAGTTACTGTACTTGTTTGTACCCAACCTGTGTTGTCATACAACGTACCACCGGTTACAAATACAAAGTCACCTGCTTCTACTTCAGGAACACTATTGTAATCAGTCGCACGTATGATTACAGTAGCATTACTCCAAGTATAGATACCATTGTGTACCGCATTAGCTTCATTTTTTACTAAGATACGAGTTCCACTAGTTTGTACATTTACACCATCTATTAAATTAAATGATCCAGTAGTTACTAAGTTTGCACCTACGCCACTTGCACCATTGTTATATGTAATAGTACCAACAGTAATATTAGCTAAAGTATCCGGGGTAGCGGCTTGTACACTATCATGTATGTTTAAACCTTGAGCAACATCGTCAACATATTTCTTTGTTGCCGCATCAAAATCACTTACCGGAGTCTGTACGTTAGAGATTATGAAATTACCAACATTAATTGTACCAGTGCCAGTTGGGGTTAAGTTGATGTTTTGATTTGTGCCAGTAGCAGTAATAGTAATACCACTAGTTCTACCAACAATTAAATCTGTAACAACATTTGCATTAGAAACAATATTACCAGTAACGTTAGCAGATGTTAGTGTACCAACTGATGTAATATTTGGTTGTGCGTTAGTATAAACTGTACCAGCTACCAATGCATTGGCTACTTGTCCAGAAATATTACCAGCTGGTATACTTGTTAAGTTAGCACCACTTCCAATAAAGAAGTTAGCAATAACTGCGTTACCTAAATTAGCATTACCGGATGATATATTACCTGTTACTGCTAGACTTGTTAGTGTACCAACACTAGTGATATTTGGTTGAGCGGCTGTAGTTAGTGTACCAGTGAAAGTGTTTGCACTGATATTATTAGCACCACTTAAGTTACCACCAGATCCAGATCCAGCAATGAAATTACCAGCAGTTAGATTACCAGTAAAGTTAGCTGTACCGGCTACGTTAACACCTGTACCAGTAACAATTAGTACATTAGCATTTCCTACAGCACTGATATTGACATTGCCATTTGCGGCTGGGATGTTTACATTACTATTCCCATTACTTATACTAGATGAACTAACACTTATTGTTGACCAACTTAATGTTCCAGAGCCATCTGTAGCTAAGTATTGACCATTAGATCCGCCTGTAATATGTACATTAGCAACCGGTCCTAATGCTACATTACTAGCACCGGTTAAGTTAACAGTACCTGTACTTGTTAGTCCACTTAGTGTACCAACTGATGTTATGTTTGGTTGTGCTGCCGTTGTTACTGTACCAGCAGTTGTCGCTGAGTTAGCCGTACCATAGAAGTTACCAATAAAGTAATTAGCAGTAGTTGCATTACCCAAATTAGCATTACCGGCTGTGATGTTGCCAGTAGCGGTAAATGTATTAGCGGATATTACATTTGCGCCAGATAAGTTACCACCTGAGCCAGTACCTGCAATAAAATTACCGGCAGTTAAATTACCTGTAATGTTTGCTGTACCAGTAATATTTGCACCAGTACCAGTCACAACTAGTATATTAGCGTTGCCAACAGCACTGATGTTAACATTGCCGTTTGCACTTGGTATGTTTACATTGCTATTACCATTACTAATGCTTGCTCCGCCACCTCCACCGGATTGGGCGACCCAAGAAAGAGCACCTGAACCATTTGTACTTAGCACATAGCCGGATGAGCCTCCGGTAATAATTACATTACCGACATTGCCTAAGTTAGCGTTATTACTAATAGTGATATTACTTGTGGTAATATCACCATTTGACGCAATAACATTAACTAATGCGCTGGCTTCACCTACGGTGATACCATCAACCGAAATGAAGGGTTTCTTGGCCATTTATCAAATCACTCTATATTGCGTAGTCCATACAGTTGAATTACTACTTGCCGGAGTAACTTGCAATTCAATATTACTTCCAGAAATATTAACTAATAAGGAACCAGTAGAACCTCCTAAATTAACTGTTGCAAAAGTAGAATAATCTGCTGTTGTTCCATTAGTTACTGCTACAACTGTAGCTACACTATATTTAGTGCCAGTAGCATCCACCCCTTTAACTATATATTCCACACCTGTTATGTAAGAACTAGTTAACGCAATTGTAGCAATTGTTTGATTTGCGGTAGTTGCTGTAGTAGTTACATTACCAAAATATACAGCAGAGTTACTAATCTGTACACCTGAATTTGCAATTGCAACTCCAGTTGTTATTAAATTACCACCAGTAATATTACCTGTAGATGTTAAACTTGTTAATGTACCAACACTTGTAATATTTGGCTGAGCCGCAGTTGTTACTGTGCCTGCAGTTGTTGCCGCACTTACGGTTCCAGAGACATTTGCACCTTGAATGTTGCTTAAATTATTACCTGAACCAATAAAGAAATTAGCTGTTGCGGCATTACCTAAGTTAGCATTACCACTAGATAGATTACCCGTAATTGCTAAACTACTTAATGTACCGACACTTGTAATATTTGGCTGTGCCGCAGTTGTTAATGTACCTGTAAGTGTGTTAGCAGATATGTTATTAGCACCAGAAATGTTACCACCTGCACCACCTGTTGTTAAATTACCAACTGTTGCATCTCCTGTAACGTTTAATGTACCAGTAATATTTGCACCTGTACCAGTAACAACTACTACATTAGCAGTACCTACTGCACTGATATTAACATTGCCATTAGCTGACGGGATATTTACGTTACTGTTACCATTTGCATGCGGTCCAATTAAATTACCAGCAGTTAAGTTACCAGTTACATTTAATGTACCAGTAATATTTGCACCTGTACCAGTAATAACTAATACATTAGCAGTACCTACTGCACTGATATTAACATTGCCATTAGCTGATGGGATATTTACGTTACTATTGCCATTAGCTAGTGCACCAATCAAATTACCTGCAGTTAAGTTACCAGTAGCATTTAATGTACCGGCTACGTTAACACCTGTACCAGTTACTACCATAGTTGTGTTACCAACAGCAGTAATATTAACATTACCATTAGCTGTTGGGATGCTTACATTACTATTACCATTACTGATACCTGCTGAATTGATTGATACGAATGACAATCCACCAGAACCATTTGTAGTTAAAACTTGTCCACTAGTACCGCCGGTGATTGTTACATTACTAACCGCTCCTAGATTACTTGTACCTAAGACTGTCAATGAAGTTAATGAACCTACACTTGTTATATTTGGCTGTGCGGCTGTTGTTAATGTACCAGTGAAGAAATTAGCACTAACTAAATTAGCTCCAGTGATATTACCACCTGTGCCTGCACCTGCAACAATATTACCAGCAGTTAAGTTACCGGTTACATCTAATGTACCAGTGATGTTTGATCCTGTACCAGTAACTACTAATACATTAGCATTACCTACTGCACTAATATTAACATTGCCATTACCAGCTGGAATGTTTACATTGCTGTTACCATTACTGATGCTAGATGAACTGATTGATACGAATGACAATCCACCAGAACCATTTGTAGTTAAAACTTGTCCATTTGAGCCACCGGTAATTGTTACATTACCAACTGCTCCTAGATTACTTGTACCAGTAACATTTAAGTTACCTACGTTAGCTGTACCTGTTACGCTTAATGCTCCACCTGTTGATAAGTTACCACCAGATACATTACCAGTTGCGGATACTAATCCACCTGTTATTAAATTAGCAACGTTAGCATTACCTGCTATAGTTACTAAATTACTTGATTTATTAAACGTAAATGCTGTACTTGTGTTAGCATTACCCGAATCATTAAATACAACACCTGTATTAGAACCAGGGATAACAATGTTACCACTAATATTACCAACAACGTTACCAATAAAGTTTGCCGCTGTTACGTTACCTGTCGCTGTAAGAGTACCGTTACCACTAGTATTAAATGTTACATTAGCAGTATTATTACCTACAACCAAACCAGTCAATGTACCTGTACTTGTAATATTAGGTTGAGCACTAGTTGTTAATGTACCTGTAAAGAAGTTAGCACTAACTAAATTAGCTCCAGTAATATTACCACCTGCTCCACCACTAGCAACAAGATTACCAACTGTTGCATTACCAGTAACAGTTAAATCACCCGCTGTTGATATATTGCCTGCTGAAGCATTACCAGTAACTATTAAACTAGTTAACGAACCAAGACTTGTTACATTTGGTTGTGCCGCAGTTGTTAGTGTACCTCCTAGTAAACTTGCACCAATTGTGCCTGAGTTTGCATAAACATTACCACTAGTAATGTTACCAGTAACAGCTAAACTAGTTAGTGTTCCAACGCTTGTTAAACTTGAATTTACAATTGTTGCGCCAAGAGTTGTACCAGTTAAGTTGGCTGCATTTGCAGTAATAGCAACGTTGGCTGCCGCTGTTAATTGACCTTGACTGTTAACTGTGAATGTAGCATTATAGTCACCGTTACCGTATGATCCTGCTGTTACAGTAGTATTAGTAATACTAAATGTTGTGCCAGTTAGTGTTAAACCGGTACCTGCTGCATATTGACCAGCACCACTGAATTGTTCCCATACAATAGGATCTGTACCTACTACTGTAACTTCATCAATCTGTACCCAACCTGTTGAATTATATTCCGTACCACCGGTTACGAATGTAAAGTCACCACCTGCGATTTCAGCACCAGTATTAAAGTCAGTAGCACGGGTAAGTGTAGTGCCATTTGTGTATGTATAGATACCATTATGTGCTGTATTTGCTTCATCCTTAACAAGAATTCTAAAGCCAGCACTAGCAACGTTTACACCATCCATAGTTGTGTATGTACCGGTAGTTATTAGAGTTGCACCTACACCAGCAGTACCGTTATTATATGTAACAGTACCACTTGATAAGACAGCAAGTGTGTCTGGGGTTGCGGCACCGCAACTTGCATGTACGTGTAAACCTTGTGCAACGTCATCAACATATTGTTTTGTTGCGGCGTCTGTACTTGCTATCGGAGTCGCAACATTAGAAATTATAAAATTACCAACATTAACTGTACCAGTACCTGTTGGAACTAAGTTAACATTTTGATTAGAACCAGTAGCAGTAATTGTGACACTGCTTGTTCTACCAACGATTAAATCTGTTACAACGTTAGCATTAGAAACAATATTTCCGGTTGCCGCTACAATACCACCTGTATTTAAATTACCACCGGTAACGTTACCAGTTGCAACAATTAAACCACCTGTACCTAAATTACCAACGTTAGCATTACCTGTTACAGATAGTACACCGCCTGTATTTAAATTACCACCGTCTATGTTGCCGGTTGCAATAATTAATCCACCTGTACCAATATTACCAATATTAGCATTGCCAGTTACACTTAATGCACCGGCTGTTGTTAAGTTTCCACCAGTAATATTACCAGTTGCAGTTACTAAACCACCTGTTAATAAATTACCACCAGTTACATTACCTGTTGCAACGATTAAACCTGCAGTACCTAAATTACCTACATTAGCATTACCACTAACATCTAATCTTGTTAAGAATGCAGTGTTTGATAATGATACACCTCCTGCATTAGCAGAGATAGTTTGATCACCAAGAGTAATAGTAGTACCAGATAAGAATAAATCTTTCCAATAATTTGTACCATTACCTAAACTATATGTGTTACTAATTGAAGGTATTAAATTACCGTCAACTGTTCCTGAAATCTTTAGATTGCCAATGTTAGCTGTACCAGTTGTGACTAAGTTGCCACCGGTTACATTACCAGTTGCGGCTACTACACCACCAGTTACCAAATTACCACCGGTTACGTTACCTGTTGCAACAATTAAACCTGCAGTACCTAAATTACCTACATTAGCATTACCGCTTACAGTAAGTGATGTTAGTGTACCAACACTTGTGATGTTTGGTTGAGCATTAGTTGTTAATGTACCTGTGAAGAAATTAGCACTAACTGCGTTAACACCAGTAATACTACCACCTGCGCCACCGCCTGTAGTTAAATTACCAACTGTTAAGTTACCGGTTATATTACCTTCTCCGTTAACTAATAGTCCTGTACCAGTTACAACTACTACATTTGCATTACCAGCAACACCCATATTAATGTTGCCATTAACTGATGGGATGTTTATATTACTTGTACCATTGCTAATACCTGTACCAACTGGTACTGCTGCCCAGGTTAACGTACCTGAACCATTTGTCTGCAAGTAGTAACCACTAGTACCGCCGGTGATTGTTACGTTTCCTACAGGACCTAAATTACTTGTTCCTGTTACTGCCAATGTTCCTACGTTAGCAGTACCTGTTGTAGTAATATTACCAGGGGCAGTGAATGAACCGTTTTGTGCAAATGTCCATGTATTAGAAACTGTGCCACCTGCACCAACTTGTACTGTTACATTACCACCACGTACCTGTGCTAAAGTAGCGTCATTGTTACCCAATGTTAATGCAGAGCCATCAAATGTACCACCAACAATCTGACTAGCACCAGCAGACGGTAATCTGATTGTACCGCCCGGTAAGAATTGTGTAGCATTACCATTTGTATTAGCTTCAATAATGCCGGCGCCGCTGCTTAATGAAATTCTTGTATCATATGTACTAGCATTCTGTACGATGGCCGGGGCAAATATATTACCTGCAGTAATTAAGTTAGCACCAGTAACATTACCAGTTGCGGACACAACTCCACCTGATATTAAATTACCAACACTAGCATTAGATATAATAGTTACTAAATTACTTACTTTATCAAACGTAAATGCTGTACTTGTATTAGCATTTCCATTATCATTAAACACAACCCCTGTATTAGAACCAGGAATAACAATGTTACCTGAAATGTTACCACTAATGTTACCAACAAAGTTATTAGCAGTAATGTTGCCGGACACAGCAAGAGAACCATTACCATATGCAACTATAGTATTGCTAACATTGCCGTCACTAACAGTCAAACCAGTTAATGTACCAACACTTGTTATATTTGGCTGTGCGGCTGTTGTTAACGTACCGGACACATAATTGGCAGTTAACAAATTACCAGCATTAACATTAGTACCAGCAATGTTACCGGTAACAGTTAGAACACTAGTTGACTTATTAAAAGTAAAGTTAGCATTACCGCCAAATTCACCAGCATCATTAAATTGAACCTGTGTATTTGAGCCTCCAGGATTACCACCTAAATCCCATGCAGTTCCGTTAGCATATAAGAGATTGTCGGTTTTAACATTCCCTGCAGAAATGTTTGCAGTAAATGTGCCGTTACCGGATGTTACATCACCGTTTGCTAAAATAATATTTGCCGGTACTTCGCCTACTGAGAAGCCTGCTACCGAATTTAGTGCTTTAATTGCCATTTTGTTGTGTCCTTATACTTATATTTATCTTTTCCGTAATTTATGTATTGGCTGTTACACCAAATACTTAGAAATTAGCATGTTATATTCTGTCAAATTAGACGAGTCAGGTGTCACTACCAACTGTAAAGTTGGGGCTGGGCCACTTGGATTATATATCACACTAAAACTACCTACTCCACCGTTAATAAACAAACCACCATACTCATTGTATGCCACCGTCGTGCCTAATATAGCAGCCGATATCTTACATGATTGCCTAGTACTACCTATACTATCTGTTGCAATAATCGTAAAATCAATAGCAGATAAATCTGCTGCCGGATAATCCCACAATATTTGATTTGCAGAGGTACTAGCTGTTGTAGCAAAGAATACAGAAGTTGAATAAAATGCATATATTCCATACCCCATCTGGAACGTGTTTGCTACTAAATGTCCGGATACATCTAAACTTGTTAATGTTCCTACACTTGTTATATTTGGTTGGGCATTAGTTGTTAGTGTACCGGTAAAATAATTAGCACTTACTAAATTACCCCCAGTAATATTACCACCCGTTCCTGTACCGGCATTGATATTACCAGTATTTACATTACCGGTTACATCCAACGTTGTTAGTGTACCAACACTCGTTATATTTGGCTGTGCATTTGTATATACTGTACCAGCAACTAAAGCATTAGCTACTTGCCCAGATACATTTGCACCGGCTACACTATTAGCTGTTGTTGCAAATGTAGCTAAATTAGCTGTTCCATACAAGTTACCAATAAAGTAATTAGCAGTTACACTGTTACCTAAATTAGCATTAACTGCAGTTAAATTACCAGTAGCGTTTAATGTACCAGTAACATTAACTCCATTACCAGTAATTACCATAACTGAATTACCTGTTGCAGTTATATTGATATTACCATTTGCTACCGGTATGTTTATGTTACTATTACCATTACTAATAGTTGTACCTGTCGGGACAGCTGCCCATGTTAGGATACCTGAACCATTTGTTTGTAAATAATATCCGTTAGTTCCACCAGTAATTGTTACATTTCCAACTGGGCCTAAATTACTTGTCCCTGACACATTTAAACTTGTTAATGTACCCACTGATGTAATATTAGGTTGTGCATTTGTATACACTGTACCGGCAACTAAAGCATTAGCTACTTGTCCGGATACATTTGCACCCTGAATATTACTTAACATATTGCCAGAACCACTAAAGAAGTTTGCAATAACTAAATTACCTAAATTAGCATTTCCAGCAGTTAAGTTACCAGTAATATCTAAACTAATTAATGTCCCGACACTTGTAATATTTGGTTGAGCACTAGCAGTTACTGTACCTGCAGTAACAGCATTACTAGCCGCTACCCCTGTTAATAGACTACCATTACCAATAAAATAATTAGCAGAGGCTGCATTACCTAAATTTGCATTTAATGTTAGTATATTACCAGTAAAATTAGCTGTGTTTCCACTTAGTTCTAAATTAACTGTTAGGTTGTTTGTAATACTGTTACTTGTAACATTAGATGATGTTGCTGTTAAATTACCAGAGAATGTGGTAGCAGATACAACATTAGCACCCGTAATATTACCATTTGAATTAACTGTTAAATTACCAACTGTTGCAGTAGTAGTAACATTCAATGTACCTGTAATATTTGAACCAGTATTCGTTACAACTAAGGTTGTTACACCATCGGATGTAAGATTAATATTTCCATTAGCAACTGGTATGTATACATTACTATTCCCATTAGCTAACGGTCCTATAAAATTACCACCGGTAACGTTACCTGTTACATCTAAACTAATTAGCGTTCCAACACTTGTAATATTTGGTTGAGCACTAGCGGTTACTGTACCTGCAGTAACTGCATTACTAGCTGCCACTCCTGTTAATTGACTACCATTACCAATAAAAAAGTTTGCAGTAATATTAGCATTAACTGTTACTGCTGAACTAATTAGTACTGTTCCTGTACCATTTGGGGTAATGATAATATTACCATTCAAGTTCGTACTACTAATTGTAGTACCAGTGAAATTTAAATTACCAATAGCTGTATTGCTAGGCAAATGCGTAACGCCAACTAATCCTATATATCTATAACCTACAATGTAAATGACTTTACTTGAAGTTAATGCTGATGGAATCGTTCCACCAATAAAGTTTAATAAACCAGCAATATTATCATAATAATATTCACCTGTACCACTAACACCAGATGCAAATATCTGTGTACCAGTCAATGTAGGATTAGCTACTCCCGGACTATCTACCCAAGCTTGAACTACATATGTACTGCCGAATTCTTGTGGGATCCAGTTTGTTAAGTTAGTTAACCATGTTGGATATACACCACCAACCGGAACTGTTGTTGTATCAGGAGCACATTCTATTGCATTTGCACCTGTATATGCTTGTACAACACCTGCTAATGCGGCTGCTGTAGCAGGAATCTGGTCGGATTGTGTCCATTGAGTATCACCACGAATTAATGCTGGGCTAGCAATAGATTCATTACTAGGACTTTTAATCGTGTTGGTGTCTGTTTTAGCAACACCATATAATTGTTTAACTAATAAGTCAACGTATTGAGCTTGTGCTATTGCCATAATTAGTTACTCGCAGTCTGTAAAGAAAGAGCAGTTACTGATTGCCCACTAGTCAGCTTAATACGTATATAAATTTCATTTGTTACAGTACTAGAACTACTTACTGTACCAAATGTCGCTGTTACCGATTTGTTAGTTTGGGCACTGTTCAATGGTGCTACACCTCCTAATGCACATCCATCACTACCATTACCCGGACTATTCACACCGGGTATACCTGCGCCTGCATAGGCTATACTCATATCAATCCATCCATTAGCACTACTTGTACTGTCAATCGTACTACCCGGTAATGCTACCCATAAACCTGCTATATTTCCTGTCCATTTAACATCAAACTTAGATACTGACGTTCTTATTATTTTAATTGTAAAGTATTGCGAACCACTACGTCCTGCACTTAAATTAGGTCCAGCTGGTAAATAACCAGTACTATAATTTGTTTGGTCATGTTTCAATATGTTAGCAACAACTGTTGGGTCATATGTTTCTAATGTACTAGACTGACTGTTAAACGCCGCTTCACTACCTGTATATACAGGAGTATCTGTACTACCCGGATTAATAATTCTAAATGCTAGTCCAGAGCCACTACCAATTGTTGATCCAACAAATACGTTAGCTTCTTCAATGATTGAAGCAGAACTTGTTGTTCCAGTTTTATATAATACATTTGCAGCCAAGGTTGATGTAAACGCTTGTGAATTTGAATTATAACTATTATTTGATGATAATGAAGGGCCTGTGCTACTTGCACCAAAGCCTGCTATAATAGTTGATGTTGTAGAAATTGATGCGTTACCTGAACTTACATATAAATTTTGTGCTAAAGGAGTTGTAACTCCAGCTGCCGTATATGTAACACTACTTGGTGCACCAAATGCTCCACCAGCAGTTCCTGTTACAAAATTATCACTTGTTGGGTACATGTTACCACTTAACTTATTAACATTTGCTGTTAAGGTGAATATATTGGTGTTGTTATAATGAGGAACTGTACTTGAATATGTATAGCTTGGTGAGCCAGGAGGAGATATAGTTAAAGTACTGAATGCCGGAGTACCTGGATTACTAGAGTCATAGAACCAAGAATATGTATTTGTATTAGAGGTAGCACTATCAGCAATGAATACTTCATTCCATCCTTCTGTTACTGTACCAGATGCTTGTGATGTAAATACGCTCCAAAAGCCTGCTGGGATATTTGCATTAGCGTTACGATAATCATAATTGTTAGTAATTATTAGGTTACTATATGTTCCGTTACCATCTAAGTTAGCAGTAAGTGTTCTGCTACCTGCATTTGATCCGTTTAACTGTACAGATATAGTTCCTGTATCACCTGGACCAGCTGTTGTAATAGTATTTACAGAGTAAGAACTTGCTCTACGTACGGTTGTAACTGTTGTTCCACCTGCTACTGATTTATTAGCGCCAGGGGTATTATCAGTTTGAACATAATTTGCCATACGATATGTTGATAAGCTAGCTACCGTAATTGATTGACCAGCTGGGAAATTAGGGGGTGCAGGAGGTACAAGTTTTCCTAACACTACGTTTAGTTGAGCTATTGCATTAGACACGGATGATGATGTTGTTAAAGTTACAGCATTGCTTACAAGATTACCTTGAGTAGGACTACCCATTTCTATTGCAGTAGCACCGCCTGCTGTGTTAGGTATTGTTACTAATCCACTGACATTTAATGTCCCGTTAATATTTGCCCCAGTACCTGTGATATTTGCTACTAAATTACCTACTACATTAAACTGTACATTTCCATTAGCTACCGGTATACTTACATTTGAATTACCATTAGCAATTTTAGAAAGATTTAAACCAACAACATTGCCTGCGGCAATGTTTGATAATCCACCACCGTCACCATAATACAATCCGGTTGCTACAACAACATTACCGTTAACACTTAGATTGCTGGTATCTTTATTAAAAGAAAGATTAGCATTTCCACCAAATGAACCATTATCATTAAATTGAATTTGTGTATTACTACCACCGGGTAATTCTAAATCCCAGGGTGTCCCGTTTGCATATAATAGATTATCAGTTCGTAAGTTACCTACGTTTGCAGTATTAGATACAGTTAGCCAAGTATCTATTAATACATTGCCACTAAAGTTTGCAGTATTTCCTGTTAGCTGTAGATTTACCGTTGCATTATTAACTATTAAATTTGAATTAGCAGATATATTAGAAGCAATAACATTACCAGAAACGTCAATATCAACAGTTGTTATTTTGTTGTTTGAATTTACATTGTTAGCTAATACATTACCTGTTAGATTTATGCTTGTACCAGTGGCTGCTCCAATGTTAGGAGTAGTTAGTTGTGCATTTGCTTTAACTACTACATTACCACCTGCAATTTCAGTAGTGGTATTATCAACATTTACTGAGAATACAGTACCGGTTAATGTTAATCCTGGTCCTGCTTGATATGTTCCTGCACCTGAGAATTGTACCCAGTTAACTGGACTTGTACCAACTACAGTAACTGGATCAGTCATTACCCAACCAGTGTTTTCATATATTGAACCAAGTTGAACAAAAGTAAAGTCACCACCTGCCATTTCAATTGCAGTATCAAAATCCTCAGCACGAATAATTACTGTTGCATTACTCCAAGTATAGATGCCATTATGAGCAGAATTTGCTTCATTTTTAACTAAAATACGTGTGCCTGCAGTTTGAACGTTAACTCCGTCAATCAGATTAAAGCTACCGGTTGTAACAAGATTTGCACCTACGCCACTTGCACCATTATTATATGTAATAGTACCAGATGTAATGATTGCTAGAGTATTAGGTGTTGCTACTTCACAAGCATCATGTGTATGTAGACCTTGAGCAACATCATCAACATATTGTTTTGTGGCAGCATCGCTAGATGAATTAGGTGCACCTAAATTCTGAATCCTAAAGTTACCAACATCAACCTGTCCTAATCCGGCTGGACGTAGTTCAATATAATTATCACCAGTTGCCGCATATAATGTTAAATTACTACCCTGAGAGGTTAATGAATTTGAATATAATGCACCAAATGTTCCGTTACCATTAGCTGATACATAACCAACAACATTTGCACCCACATTGCTTAAAGTATATACATTAGATGTTCCGGTAACAGAAACTGTTACATTACCATTAGGAGATATTCTAACATTACTATTTCCATTAAATAACTCATCTGCACGTATGTAATTAGCTATAGCTAAATTACCTAAATTAGCATTTAATGAAGTTAAGTTTCCACTGAAATTAGCAATGTTTCCAGTTAACACATTAGCGATGTTAACGTAGTTAGCAGTAGCTAGATTACCTAAATCTGCATTTAATGAACTAATATTACCTATAAAAGTAGCAGTATTACCTGACAAGTGATTAGCAATGTTAACATAGTTAGCAATAGCTAAATTACCTAAATCTGCGTTTAATGAGGTTAAATTACCTATGAAATTAGCAATGTTTCCAGTTAAAACATTAGCAATATTAACATAGTTAGCTGTGGCTAGATTACCTAAATCTGCGTTTAATGAAGTTATGTTTCCACTAAAGTTGGCAATATTACCAGTTAGAACGTTAGCAATATTAACGTAGTTAGCTGTAGCTAGATTACCTAAATTAGCATTACCTGAAGTTAAATTTGCAGTAATATTTGCATTACCATTAACTAGTAATCCATCAGTATAAACAACAACAACATTGCTAATCCCAGCAACACTTATATTAACGTTTGAATTTTCATCTACAATAATACTACTATTGCCACTTACTATAGAGGCTGTATTAGAAGCACCTTGACCAATAACAGTAAACGTTCCACCTAACGGATTAGCTAATGTAATTCCATTAGCATCTGATGTTATAGTAGAACCATTTAAGTCAATGGTATTACCTGATATATATAAGTCTTTCCAACGTTGTGTAGTACTACCCAAATTATAAGTTATATTTGCTTCTGGTAGTAGATCACCTTTTACTATTAAATTAGAACCAGTTACAACTAATGTTTTATTACCATTAGCATTGATATCAATATTTCCATTAGCTATTGGAATACTTACATTACTAGTACCATTAGCAAATGTTCCAATAAAATTATTTGCAGTTACATTACCGGTAACATCTAAACTAATTAGTGTACCTACACTTGTTATATTTGGTTGAGCATTACTAGTTACTGTACCTGATGTGTTTGAACTTTCTGCATAATTAGCATTTGCGACTGCACCAATGACATTGGCTCCAGAAACACTAAAAGCTTCACCTGCATAAGACGCATAATTAGCATTTGCAACTTCTCCGACTACATTAGCTCCAGAAACACTAAATGCTTCACCTGCATAAGACGCATAATTAGCATTTGCAACTTCTCCGACTACATTAGCCCCTGAAACACTAAAAGCTTCACCTGCATAAGACGCATAATTAGCGTTTGCAACTTCCCCGATGACGTTAGAGCCAGAAACGCTGAAAGCTTCACCTGCATAATTTGCATAGTTAGCATTAAGATTTCCGGATTCTCCACTCCAAGTACCATCTCCGTGCAGAATGTTTGCAACATTTCCATCTAAGTAAATAGAAGCGATATTACCAATTCCAACAACATTTGCTAAAGCTATACTATTGGCTACCGCCGCAAAACTTACTTCACCGGATACATTTGCACCTGCTATGTTATTAGCAACATTTGCAAAACTTACTTCACCTGATACGTTTGCACCTGCTACATTATTTGCTACGTTTGCAAACGGAACTGTACCGGATACATTTGCACCAGTAATTGAAGTTAGTCTAGATCCGTTTGCCGCAATATTTGGTACTGTTAATATGTTTGTGCTAGTATTGAATGTAAAGTTAATACTAGCACCAAAATTGTTATTACCGTTATTAAATTGAACCTGTTGATTACCACCGGCTGCTTCTTGCAAATCCCAAGGTGCACCGTTAGCATATAACAGGGTATTTGTTTTGACAGTTCCGGCAACAACATTGCCTGTTACTGTTACTTCGGTTAATGTACCAACACTAGTAATATTGGGTTGTGCATTAGTAGTTACTGTACCGGCAGTTGTTGCATTACCTAAAAAATTCGTAGCAGTAATATTACCATTAACTGATAAACTATTACTAGTAATTACTACAACGTTTGCAACACCGTTTACTCCGGCTGTTATGTTTCCACTGTATTGATTTATACTTAAATTACTTTGACCATTACTAATTGCAGAACCACTACCAGGTGGCTGCCAATTTAATATTCCATTACCGTCAGTTGTTAATAGATATCCCGAACCCCCACCTGTTATAGTGATATTGCCTACAGGACCTAAATTACTTAAACCGGATATATTTATACTAGGAACGCTTAATAACTGTGTAGTATTATCAAATACAAGATTTGCACTACCATCAAATGTACCATTATTATTGTATTGTAAACTATTGTTTGGACCGTATGGATTACCACCTGCATTAAACGGTCTACCATTGGCATAATAATAGTTTGCGGCATAAACATTGGCCGCACTAACATTACCCGTAGTAACTAATACGTTTGTAACTACATTCCCATTGGCATCAATTACAGGAACGGGTGGTATACCTACTGAGTATCCACCTAATGAATTGAATTCGTCTGCTGCCATGTAGTATCCTGAATAATTATTATAATATATTTATCTTTTTTTGATGGTTAACTTGTATGAAAAAAGCACCCTGGAGATCTTTTTTCTAAATACAACATGCTTACTAGACAACCACCAAGGCCTTTATGTGAAAATTGTAAAGTATCATTAGCAAAAAATAATGGTACTAGTAAACACGGATTTACCAAATGGCATAGGTACTGTGTTGAATGCAGTAAAGCCGCATATAATCCAAAACACGGATATCTATTACATAAAAAGAACAAATGTGAGAAGTGTGGATTTGTTCCAGAAGATAAATGTCAACTAGATGTTGTGTATAAAGATGGTAATAAAAAGAACAAAGAGAAAACTAATTTGAAAACTCTATGTGCTAACTGTAATAGAGTGTATCAAAAGAAGTTAAAAGAAAAACGTAAAAGTATATTAGATATTACGGTTGATACTGACTATACTTTATAAGTAGCTTGTTGGTATTGTTTTTATAAAAAATTAGAACGTTATTGAACCAGAACTAGTATATTTATATACTCTATATCCACCTGATACAGTTATTGTTGGACTACCAGTAGTACTTGTTGCAGCCGGATAACTATCTACATAGCGAATGATTACGATACCGGAACCACCAAGAGCACCGTTGCCTTTAGTAGGACCGCCACCACCAGCACCACCGCCACCACCTGTGTTAGAAGTACCTGCAGTTCCGTTAGCATTGTTTCCACCACCAGCACCTCCTCCTCCGGCGCCACCGCTGCCACCGCTGTTGCCACCGGTATAAAATATACCACCTCCGCCTCCGCCTGCGTATGGTACACTAGTACCTGTAATGCTTGATGACAGTCCTGCACCTCCCGCTCCTCCATTGGTTAAAGTGCCGTTTCCTCCTACTGCGCTAGCACCACCTCCACCTCCACCAACATACCAATTGTTACCATTGTTATCACCTGTGCCACCATTATATCCCTGTCTTGGAGGTCCAGCTGTTCCGCTACCTTGATTAGCACCAAATTGACCACCTCCACCACTGCCACCGTCTTTAGTAGTTGAAGTCATACCTCCACCACCTCCAATGGCTTCCACAGTAGTACTTGATCCAACAATACTTGAATTACTGCCTTTACCGCTGTTACCACTAACACCTGCTGCACCTGCTCCGCCGCTTCCTACTGTTATAGTATAGGCTATAGCTTGAGTGCCGGTGAACGATGATGCTAATAGCCCGCCGGCACCGCCACCTCCCCCACAATCTCCGCCACCTCCACCGCCACCTGCGACTACTAGATATTCTAATGTTATTGGTAGTACTGAACTACCTTCAAAACTAATACCACCCGATATAGTCGCACCTTCAAATACTATTGGCATAATTGTTATTCCTTAAAAATTATTCTTAACCATAGGCTGCGGCACCTAGCATTCCGCGAGCAGTGCCAACACCTGCGGTATCATTAGCAACTACCCCGGTGTTTGATACTAGGTTGGTTATTGCTGTGAAGATAACACCATTGGGCCCATATCCAAATATAGCTTTATCATTGCCATAAGTTGCGGCTGCTATTTGCAATCTAGCAGTGCCAACACCTGTAGTATCAGTAGCTACTACGCCAGTATTTGATACTAGATTAGTTAACGATGTCAAACTGCCGGAATATCCATAACCAAAAATGGCTTTATCATTACCGTACCCGGCAGCCGCCAATAGATACCTCCCAGTACCTACTCCAGTTGTATTTGTGGCAACTACACCTGTATTGCTCACTAGATTTGTTAATGAATAATATGTGATGGCCTCGTTGGTCCCGTATCCAAAAATAGCTTTATCTGTACCATAGCGGGCGGCCGCTAAATGATATCTGGAAGTGCCAACACCTGAGGTGTCTGTAGCAACAACACCTGTGTTACTTACTAAGTTGGTTATTGATGTTGCGGAACCTGTATACCCATATCCAAAGATGGCTTTATCTGTGCTATAACCAGCGGCTGCTAATGCAAACCTATTGGATCCAACACCTGTAGTGTCTGCGGATACTACCCCTGTGTTTGATACTTTATTGGTCACTGACGTAAGATTTTGTCCATATCCAAATATAGCTTTATCTGTACCATAACCTGCGGCACCAAGAGAAAGTCTAGCTGTACCGACACCTGTAACATCATTACCAACTACACCTGTATTTGATACTAGGTTGGTTATTGACACCGCTCCGTCAGGTGAGCTGTTAGTAGATCCATATCCAAATATAACCTTATTACCACTGACCACGACAGGCGGCACAATACTAACCCCACCTGATATTGTCACTCCACTAAAGTCCATAATATTGTACCCTTTATACTATTTAGCAAAGTAGTATAGATAACAAAAAAGCACTACGAATAGTGCTTGATTGTAACTTCCCATCCCGTTGAGATATTGTATTTATCTTATCTTACGCTTTTTGCCACCAAGTTGCCAACCATCCCTTAAACAAAAAAGGGCACTTTCGTGCCCCTTTGTGTTGATAATATCGGTAAAGATATTAGCGTGTACTGAATTTCACTGAAAAGTAAGATTTTGCACGGCTATTTCACCAACGTAATCGGCAGCATTACCGAAAGAACTTGCGGTGTTGGTTAATTCGATGTAACCATAACGTGTCATAAATGATACGACTGGTTCGAATGTTGATGGATCCAATACAACTCCACTGCTCATCAATGGAATGTATGGGCAATAGAATGCTGCCGCGTCAGTTTCGCTAGAACCTTTATAGCCAACCAATACTGGTGTAGTATCAGGAGCATAACTGTCAACGAACACACGCATAGCGCCGTTCAATGTACCAACGAACTTAGTGTTAGTTGGAGCTTCAAAAGTACCTTCTGTTGTACGAGCAAAAGCTGAAGTAGTTGCAGATTGCAATACTGTCAATGCCGCAGAAGAAACAACAGCCCAGTTGCCTGCGCCACGACGTGTACGTTGGGCGATCAAGTTAGCAACACGATTGATTAGAACAGCTAAGGCAGCGTGTTCGTCACCAACGTAAGTAGCTGTACCTGATACAGTAGCTTGGTTGAATGTATACTCTGTAGATGCTAGTGTACGTAATGACAATAGAATCTCTTGGTCAATTTCAGCAGTAATCTCTTGTGCAAGAGCTGCCATGATTTCTGCTTCTACGTCAATACCATGTTGAGACTGAGCATCTTGTGCTGCCTCAAATGTCCAACGTGCTTGCAACTTACGTGATTTAGCTTCAACAGCCTGACGTAGAATTTGCACAGAGATTTGTTTACCACCGTTGCCTTCTAGGGCAGCAGTATCATTACCTGTATAGTAACTTGTTGATGCATCGCCACTTGGTGTGCGTGAATATGCTTGTGCAATCAAGAATGGACTCAATGCTTCTTGACCAGCTGTAACGCTAGTTGCGGCTGCACTGTTGTCTGTCAAGCTGTTAGCATAACGAACACGTAGAGTGTGAATTTGACCAACTGGTCCTGTCATTGGCTGAACGCCTACCAATTCGTTAGCGATAACGGTTGGCATGACACGACGAATAACTGGAAGAATCACACGGTTTAGTGTAGCGATATTACCAGCTGTAGTTGTACCGGCTGAAGATTCAGCTAGTAACTGTTTTTTAGTGTTTTCTAAAATAACACCCATTGTTGAACGGCGAGTTCCTTTTAAGCCTTCTAACAGAGCTTCTTTGGTCTCGTCCCAACGGCCTTCTAAGAGTACTTTTGACATTTTTAATTTCTCCTAATCTATGTCTTTTTTAATTAAAGCCCTGCCAGACGCTTGATATCGATAACGTTATCACGTTGTTCCGTATCAACTTCTTGTTTGGCAGCTTTATCCCCAGTTGCTTCTACTATAACTGATTCTGTTAATTTAGCTTTTTGTGCTGGTTTAACATTACCGTTATTTAGAACTGCTGGAAGATACTTATCGAAAGCGGCTTGTAGACGTGGTGTCTGGACGCTTTCTAGTAAGTTCTGCATTACTGATGCCTTTTCTTCGTTCAATGTAGCAAGTAACTCGCTCATTGTTTTTTCACGTAGATTAGACTCTTTAATAATACGAACTTCACGTTCTTTTGATTCAATCAACTTCTTAGCGTTGCTGATTGTATTGATGGATTCGGCTAGTTTCTTATCTTTTTCTTCTAGCTGAGTCATTAGTTTGCGAGTTTCTGCTTTCTCACTTAAGTGAGTGACACTGAATTCACTTGCAAAACTTTCAAAGATACGACGACCAAAATTGTTCTCTCGAGCAATCTTGATATCTTCTTTTAATTGACCTAATTCACCTTTGAGTTGGCTAGCGACAACCGTAGTCAATCTTTTAGCAGATTCAGCAACAAAACGTGCCTTCAATGCTTCTAATTGTTTACGACCTTCAGCAACTAACTTAACCTTTGCTTCAACTACAGCTTGTTTGTCTTGTGTGAATTCTTTAATTTCACGTGCTAAAGCATGAACAATAAATTGTTCTAACTTTTCTTGACTTTCCATTTGTAATTTACGCTCACTACGTAATTCTTTAATTTCTTCGGCTAGTTTAGTAACCATGAAGTTATTGAATTTTGTAGCTGATTCACGCAATTTTTGTTGCGCTATCACACGGTCTTCGTTCATTGCTTGACGTTCAGTCTGAAATTCTTCAATCTCAGTCTTTAGTCCTTCACTGACCATTTTATCAAGGGCTTCTACCATCACGTATCTGTCATGTTCATAACGTTGTGCGAATTCTTCTCTTAATTCTGCACGTACTTGCTCACGAGCCTCATTCAATTTAGATTCCCATGCCTCGTTTATAGCGACACCAGTTTCTTCATTGATTAATCCACTCTCAAGTAATGGTTTGATAGCATCTAACATGCTTAATCCCCTTTGTTAATTTTGAGATCCTTGATAAGACGAACCACTTCGTCTTTCAGATATCTCTGTACCTTCTTATCGCCCTGCGCATCTTTTGCAATATCCAACATCTTATGACCATGACGCATATTCATCATACCTTCATAAATTGCTTTAGGATAAGCATTGGGTGCACTAGGTTGTGCGACAATATCCACAGTGACTATTTCAAAGTCACTCACTTTGCCGTCCATGTCATTCACGTTACCGCTACCACGACTTGAAACGCCGAGTTTCACACCACTCTCCAACATAGTTTTAACTAATTCACCCATTGGAGTTGGTAAAATCTTTAACTTTCCGAAACCATTAGCTCCGTCCATCCACATGCTTGTTATCATATGTGATACACGGTCTAAGTTAATTTTTAAGTCATCTGGATGATCTACTTCACCCAATACAGAGTAACCACTTGTAATTTGCTCATTTAGAGTACCGACTGCAGTTTCAATTTCAGACACGGGGTAAACACGCTCATTTGCGTTCTTTACCCCGCCCTGAATGAAGATACCTTTCATATAAAGGTTCTTCTTGTCGCCTTCACTGACAGATTCAACAACCATACCGGCTCGGTCAAATGTCAGATGCTCCTTGAGATACAAAGCCATTGCTCTCAGATTCCTTAAATACGTCTTTTAGCAGGAGACTTGCGTGACTCTGCTACTGGGCTACGAACTTTACCTGCTTCGTCTTTAGTGACTGGCTTAGGTGCGGCTGTTAAATCAGCATTGTTTTGTGCTGGAGCATTTTTAAATGAACCTGCACCTTTAACAGATGTTTCACCTTTTGCATATGCATTAGTTGGGCCTTTTGGTCCTGTTGGAACTGCTTCACTTGCACCACTGAATTTTACTGGCTTGCTGTCCATTCCAGCTTGACCGCTGTTGTTTAAGTTTGTACTCTTTGTTTGAACACCATTGTCACCATGAGTTACAGAAACTTTCTTCAATGTGATAGCTTCCATCATAGGATCTTCTTCACCGCCCATGTCGTCCATGCCGTCCATGTCGTCACCGCCCATGTCATCCATGTCACCTTCTTCATCACCCATGTCGTCATCACCCATATCATCACCGCCCATGATTTCTTCAAACTCAGCCATTAACTGGTCTAATTTATCTTCTAGGTCAACAACACGGTCTTCTAAACCTTCTTCGCCACCTTCTTCGCTGTCCATTTCAATGTCAACAGATTCTTCATCACCTTCGCCATCATCCATGTCAGCAATATCAAATTCTTCATCTTCGGCTTCTGCCATGCCTTGTTCTTCGCTACCGATTTCATCTAGTAAATCTTGTACTTGACCAGATGGCTGGTTCATCATGCCTTCTTCATCCATCATTGATTCATAAATCTCACGTGACTTCTCAACCACGATATCATGAAACAATGCTTTAGCTTGTTCTTCATTCTCATTAATAATCAAATCAATAAGTTGTTCAAATTTTTTATTATCCATTGTGTGTTCTCCTAAGTAAATGGCTTTGTAGAATTATTTAGTGCGTATATGGCAAAACAGCACAATAAGTGCTGTTTTTTTACGTTTTTGCCTAGAATAAGAGATTTTTTAACTTATATCTGCGGTTGATCAGGAGCCGGCTGACTATATTGTGCATGAATCTTTTTAAGATAACTAGCCTTTTCATAATTTCTAACATCATTCATCTTACGCAATTTACGAATCTGACGTAATGTTAATTTAGTTTTACGGCTTTCTTTCCACTTTGGTTTACTGTTATCAGACTCTACATCTTGGTAACCTTCAATAGCGGGAGTAAACATCTCAAATAATTTCATAAATCTATTTATCTTAAATCTGTCCGGGCGCACCACCAGGAACATTGCCTGCCATGCCGGCTGCATCATTTCCAACTGGGCCGGCTACTTCCATACCATCTAATCCATCTTCTGGTTCAGGTGCATTCATATCTTCACCTGTTTGACTATCAGATTCAATGTCACCCACTGATACACCAATACTACGTAAATCACTACCTTGTGGTTCAACTTCAATTTCTTTATCATTTTCTTCACGCCACATCTTCTCATTTTTACTGATTTCTTCTTCAGTTAATCCTAAGAATCTTTCTAACGCAAAACGTTTACTTATATATGGATACTGCTCAATAGCACTAAAAGAAGTAATACGTGCTGTATCTAATTCACTTTGACGATAAGCGGCAAAGTTTTGTGGTGGATTAAACTGTAATTGAAATAAACCACTATCAATATTCAGTCCTCTCCAACGTAGAAATAACTTAAATTCTTCATCTAGCTTTTGGCTAATATACTTTTGTAGTCGTTCGCAATATTGATTGAAACGAAACTCTTGGATCATCGCTGTGCCCACACGTCCATCACTTAATGGAGTAGGATTATCATCAGGGCCAGTTGGAAGATAGCTACTTGGCACACGTAAACCACGTGCTAATCTGTTGTTAAAGTAACGCAAGTCATCAATCTCACCCAAATTTTGTCCACCGGGCAACACTTCAACACTTGATCCTCTTCCGTCAGCAGTAACTGGGAAGAAGTAATCTTCATTCATACTTAATGGGTTATAGCTAGCATCAACTACACTACCGCCACCATGTGTACTTGGTATACGTCTTTGATGAATCTCATTCTTAATACGCTCAACAAAAGCCATAGCTAAGTGACTTGGCATATTACCAACGTCAATCTTAAACATTCTACGTTCCGGAGCACGTTGTACACGATAGATTAAAACAGCATCTTCTAGTAATTCTTTTTGTTTATAGACTTTAAAGATGTTTTCTAAAATACTTTGACCAAAGGGCCAAAAGCGGTCTAGCCCTTCTGTTAAACTTAAATGAACAATATGTTTAGCATCAATAGCTGATTCACTTTGTCCTAATGTAAAACGACTACCACTTGTATTATAGGGCATACTCGGGACTGTGTATCCACCGCCACCGCCACCTCCGCCTGTACCACCTAAACCAGTAGCTGGATTAGCGGCAAAGTCTGTATTTGTTTTTTGTGCTACACTTAAGTTCTGTAAGTTAATGTTAATGTCTTTTATAACATATTGTTCGGGCTTCTTACCTTCACTTTCGTTAACAATAACTTTGATTACCTTAGTCATATCTATCCAATATAACTTAAAGTTTTCTGGGTCACGGACAAATAACTGATCACCAAACTTAATAGTATTACGGAATATTTTAAATGTTCTAGTGTCAAACTCATTTAGTTTACACCATTGTTGTAGTTGAGTTTTTAGTAGTTCAACTTCATGTTGTGTTGGTTCATCTTTGAAATCTAAGTCAAAGGGTGTTTTATTATGTTCGTTTGTTTGTGTGCTGAATTCAGATATAATGTCTAAACAAGCATTAATTTCAGCATCAACATCCATCATTTCATATTGGTTATAGCGTTCAATACGATTTGGGTGACCTGTATAGACTTCTGGAAGACGGCTACGATAGTTTTTATAACCCATTTCAGCATTGTTATAACCGCCGGTGTCACTACCATTTTGTCCTGGACTACCGTTCCATGCACCGGTATTATTATTAAATCCAGAAATGGGACTGGACATGCCAGATTTGTTAGAGAAGCGTTTTTTGTAGGTCATAGTAGATACTTTATCTAGTATTTAGTGTTAAACCATTGAATTGCGTAATAATTTATCTGATATGTCGTTACCGGTACTTAACCTATCAATCATTGTGTCAAATTTATCTTCCATTAAATCTAGTAATTCTTGTAGTATTGCACTTGGAGATTCCATTGTATTTGTAGTTGTTGTAGATAAATTTGACATTGCAGTAGCTACACTTTCTTTTTTTACACCATTAGCCATTTCATCAAATTGAGGTTTAGTAACAACTGTTTCCTGATCACCGTGCAACATTACTGGATAACCAGATTCTGGACCACTAAAGACTCCGCCGAATCTAGCCATTTCAATATGCGGAGGATCATTAGGAATAGTATTGAAACCATACTTAGTTAGTAATCCACTATTAGCCAAATCAGTAACCTGACTGCTATTCAAATCCAATGCTCTACCAAAATTATGTTTACTACTACCCGGTTTAGCAACTGGATTACCTATTTTTCCGTTTGCTATCCATTTATCATATAATGTTTGTTGTTCTTGATGTGAACGCATAGCCGCGTTAATTTGTACCGGCTTACCATATTCAGCAATCATGTCCATAAAGTTTCTTTTGACATATGGATCTAGTGCATCAAAATGTGATCTAGTACCCAATGCATCACCTTGAAATTTAATTAATTTCATTACATCATCTGGTGTATTAGCAGCTACCGGTTTCATACCTCTAGATTTAGGAGTCAGATTTGAAGGTAATGGAGTTGGTATACCTTGTGATGCTCCTTCTAATCCTGATCTACGTTGATCAGCCATGCCACCTAATGCAGATGAACCGGCATTAGGTGGCGCACCTGGTGCCATTGGAATTGCCGGAATTGTTGAAGGCGGTGTAACAGAATTTCTATTTGTTCCACCGGAAACAGGTTTTACACCAACTGCGGTTGAGAACATGTCTACAGCTTCTTTAAATTTTGTTGCCGCCATTTCATTTATTTTTGCGGCTGTGTTAATACTAAAAGCAACTTTATCCATTATTTGTGCAGCCGCTTGTTGCATTCTATTACCTGCTACAGTGGCTTTTAATCTTTCATCACTTGCTTTACGTTCATTTTGAATTTGTTCTAATACTTGATCTATAGTTACATTTGGATTTTTAAGTTTTTCTTCTTCAAATCTTCTACCTGCAAGAACCATATCAGCTCCCTTAGCCATATCTACTGACTGTAGGGCTTTAAAGTCACCGCCATATTTGGCTGCGCCTGCATAATTGTCCATGCTAGTTTGTAAACCTTTTAGTGCTGTTGTTAAATTCTCAGAAGCACTTCCACCTTTACCTTGTGAAATATTAGTTAAGGCTTGGTTGTATGTTTGCATGGCTGCACCAGATATCTCATCGGTGGGATTAAAGCCAGCGGCAGCATATTTTGATACACCAGTTGCCCCTCTTGTATCACCCATAACTCTTAAATTAGCTGCCAAATCAAAAGCTTGTTTTAATTTCGCTGATAGTTCAGTATCTTTATTCTTTTCTGCCTCATACATTGCCGCACGTAATTCATTTTCTGCCATAATTGCGGCACGTGCTTCTTCCTGATCTTTACGACTAGCACCGGTCAACATTGCAATTTTATCTAATTCTTCAATGTACTGTTGTGACCCTCTAATTAATTCAGATTGCGTCTTACCTTGCATCAACCCCATACGATTTTGTTGAGCCATATATCGTAATGTATGTTCACGTTGTTCATCTGCGGTAACGCCTAAACGTTCTAATTGTTCACCTATTTGACTTTTTGATAATTCCCCGGCTACTTTTGAAAAGTTTTGTGCTCCTTCACCTGCAGTAGCTCCTAATAGTTTTAATTCTTTTGAGTTAGATGCTAGCAGTTCAGTGAATTTTTCCATTTCTTCTGCAGAAGCAGTAAAATTCAATCTATGCAGACTATCTATTACCCCTTCAAGGCCATTTGCCGCACCTAAGCCACTAGATGACAATCTATTATAACTTTTGAATAGTTTATCATTTTGTTCAGCATCTATCTCAATAGCAGTACCTATTAATTTTATAAGTTTACCGGCTACAAAAGAAAGTCCAGTTAATGCTAATTTAGCTACTCTACCCCATGGACCTAGAACTCCAATAATAGTACCAATTGTTGCTACTGAATCTCCAATTGCAGTTGTAATTTCATTTATTGCGGAAGCGGTTACTTTAGTACCACGTTGACCATCGTAAATTGACTTAGCCATTAAAGTAATTGCTTTAGTTGTTCCTGATAATGCGGCTTCTGCAAGTAAGAATCCACCAGTAAGTACTGCACTACTACCCATTAAATCTTTAACCTGACTATTCATGGATCCTAACACAGCATCTGTGTCTCTAAACTGTCCGGCTAATTGTTCAACTTGTTTTCCAGCACCACCGGCTTTAAGCTGATCTAGTTGTTTTTGCTGTTCTCCTGTTAATTTGGTACTATTTTGTATTATCTTACCATTAACTTCTAATAGTTTTCCATTTGATGCTATTATAGCACCCAAAGATTCAGCTTGTTTTTTAAATTCATTTGCCTGCTGTGCGGCTATATATTCACCGGATTGTTTTAACTTTACTAAATTTTGTTTTTGAGCATCGGTTATTTCTATTGAACCCTTGATAACATCGGTTATTGATTTTAGTTGTTTATCATATTCATTTTGTATTTTTTGGCTTAGTACTTTTTCTTTACCAAAATTATCATACAATTCTTGAGTAATCTTTTCTTCGGCTTTAATACGTGCTTCTTCAACGGACATAATTTTGCCGTTAACCCTAGCATAGCCTTTTTCTTGTAAAATAGAATCTTCTAAAGCTTTCTTCTGTTGCCTTTCAGTTTTATCAGTGGTATCATTTAATTTGGCATAGGACTCTATCTGTTTTTCAAGTAATTCCGTTAATCTACCAAGCTTTTCTTCAAAATTTTCTGTCATGATATTTTACCCACTAAATAATCAATAGTATTTATGTCTTTAAAATATCCCCAGGAGAATCCATGAACGCAAACCCACTAAAACAGTATTTTCGCCGCCCTGAAATTTATTTAAAATTACCAAGCGGTGGTAAATTTTATCCAGCTGGTTCTATAGATTTACCTGATAATCAAGAATTGCCCATATACCCAATGACAGCTATTGATGAGATAACTAGCAAAACCCCGGATGCGTTGTTTAACGGTACTGCAGTAGTAGATATTATCAAAAGCTGTGTACCAAATATTATAGATCCATGGTCTATCCCTATTATAGATTTAGATCCTATTCTTGTTGCTATTAGAGCCGCTAGCAATGGAACAACATTAGACATTGAATCTCAATGTCCTAGCTGTAATGAAGAAGCTTCTTACGGTATAAATCTAATTGGATTACTAAGTAGTCTAACAGCTGGAAATTATAATGAAGTGGTTAAGGTAAATGAACTTACTTTTAAATTTACCCCATTTTCATATAAAAAAATTAACAATATTAACATGGCTCAGTTTGAGATTGAACAGGCTATTAGAAAATTAGATAATATAACCGATGATGATGCTAGACAAGCTGAATCCGGTATAGTACTAAAAAGGTTAAATAATTTAAGTATGGAACTTATATCTGAATCCATTGAATCTATAACAACACCAACTGCTATAGTTAATGAAAAAGAATATATATTAGATTTTCTAAAAAATTGTGACCGTAAGAGCTTTGAACAACTACGTACTACCGCAGTTAAATTACGTGAATCTTCTCAGTTAAAGCCTTTGGATGTGAAATGTATACATTGCTCACATGAATATCAACAAAAACTAACCCTTAACGTATCTGATTTTTTCGCCTAAAGCTTCTACATCTTAACTCTGAAGATATAAAGAAGCTGATAGAGAGTTTAGATACAGAGTCTAAAGCTATTAAGACCTCGGCTATACGTTATGCATGGTATATGCGAGGCGGAGTCTCCTATGAAGATTTATTGAATATGTCATCTAGTGAACGTAATACTATTGGTAAAATAATAGAAGAAAACTTAGAAACAACTAAGAAATCTGGCATGCCATTCTTCTAATTTCTGATTTGGAATAAATATTAGGGTAGTTCGCGGACTTCGTACATCCCAACTACTCTAACGCTATTAAGGAGCATCAGCATGACTATTTATTTGTATAAAAAGACCCATAACATTACTGGTCTTAAATATCTCGGAAAAACAATAAATCCCAACCCACATGAATATAAAGGTTCAGGTACTATATGGATGCGCCATATAAAGAAACACGGCTATGACGTAACTACAGAAATTCTTAAAGAATGCAATGACAACTCAGAAATAAAATACTGGGGTCAACATTATAGTAATTTATGGAATGTAGTTCAAGATGATACATGGGCAAACTTAAAACCAGAAGAGGGTGACGGTGGTGCCAGAAAAGGACAACAGGCTTGGAATAAAGGTTTAAAGGGAGTAATTAAACATTCATCGGAATCAAATCAAAGACAATCTGAAAGACAAAAGGGCTCAACTAGAAAGCCATTAAGTGAAGAAACAAAAATAAAAATACGTGAAAAGTTATTAGGTAGAAAGAAGGGTCCCACTTCTGATATAACAAAAGCACGTATTAGTTTAAGTAAGAGAGCCCGTAATTAGTCATTTATTCAAAGCTAGGATTATATATTCTTGTTTCTATTGTAAAGATGAACTTCGTTCATCTAAGAACTCACTTCGTTCGTTCTTACGTTTAACGGTAATCTATTGTTTATAAAGAGTTTATATTTAATTAATTCAATTGCCGCTTAGAAAGCCATGGTAGTGCTATTCAGCACTACCAATGGTTAAGGGTATTTGCCATGCCCGTCATCCTTTGTTATCTTTTCCCCGTCTAATTAGCTATTTGTTGCTACTAAACGCTACCGGTTGCTCTGTAA